AATGAAATAAGAAAAATAAAAGATGGAACAATAAGTAAAAACAATAAAGAAGATAAACAAGACAACATGTTTAATTAAAAGGAGATGAAAAAATGACAAACTTGAGTGGATTTAAGAAAGATGAAATATTAAAAATGGCTGGAACATATTGTAAACACGGACACTCTTATATATCGCATCCAAATTGTTATCTAATAGAAACAGGAAAGAAAAAACGAATCGGATATTTGGATATAGAAAGCGGTGGACTTCAGGCAAATTTTGATTACATGCTAACGTGGTGTATTAAAACAAGGGATAAAGAAGAATACGTTTCAGGAACAATCTCGGCATTGGACATACAGAACTATACCTTCGATAAACGAATACTAAAAGAACTCATCGCTGCATTGAAAAAGTATGACGTTGTGCTAACATACTATGGGACAAAATTTGATATTCCTTTTATACGAACCAGAGCAATGATGCACAAATTGAACTTTTTGGAGTTCGGTTCATTGCAGCATAAGGACTGCTACTACATGGTGAAACACAAAATGCGATTACACAGAAGTAGTTTGGATTCAGCATGTGCAGCACTAGGGATTAAAGGGAAGAACCACATTAAAGGAAACTTCTGGATGAAAGCGAAATTAGGCGACTCTGCCGCACTCGCATACGTGCTAGACCACAATAAAAAAGACTGTCAAATATTAGAGAAACTTCACAAGAGATTAGAGTGCTACGTTAAGGATACGAGTAAATCGATTTAGGGGTTGGAAGTGTGAACAAAACAGAACTGTATGTTGAAAATGCATTACAACAAGAAGGTTGGAGTGTAATGCATAAAGGTTATCCAGATTTCCTTTGTTATAAAATAATTGATGATAAATTACATATACAATTTATTGAAGTAAAATCTGAAAACAGTAGATTAACAGTAGACCAAAGAAAAATGAAAGAAATTCTAACGAAATATGGATTAAAAGTATTCGTATATTGCATAGATGAAAAAGCAATAAAATCGGTTAGTCTAACTTGTGATAGATGCGGAAGAAACATACCGAATAATACAAAATATTGCAGCGAATGTAGAGAAACAGTTAGAAAAGAACAACAACGGGAAAGTTCAAAAGAAAAAAGAAAACAAGGTTTTTATGATTTAGAAAATGATAAAGCAGAACCAAAGTTGAGACAAACTTGGGTGTTAGATGAAAATAGTTGCGAATGTTCTAAAAAACCAAACAATCTTGAATATGATTATAAACAGGGTGACATTATTTGTAAAGGTTGCGGTTTAATAATTGGAAGATTACATGAGGGTTAGTGAAAAAATTGATGATATTTTCACCTAATATACAAGGATACTTCGTTTATCCGTAAAGACAACATACCTTGCAAGGTGATTATGTCTTACCCAGAAGAAATTATATTAACACGACCAAGACAATTTCTTCCAAAACAGAAGGAAGTATTTGACTTGATTTTCAAGGTAAACATTGGAGACAATGGAAAACCAATTACAAATTATGGTTTATATAGTGGTGCATTCGGTGCGGGAAAAACTATGCTTGTAGCACACGTTGGAATTAAAGCGGCACTTGATTATCCTAAATCAATAGGATTCGTTGGTTCACTCACATATAACCAAATACGAGACGTTGTGTTTAGAAAGTTCTGCATGGAAATAGAAAAATATCAAGAAGCATTAAATGATGCGGGTATTCCAGTTAAATTGGCAACCTTTACAACCTCGCCCGGAAAAATGAACATTAACTTTTACAATGGTTCAGAAATATGGTTCAGGTCTTGTGATAACGAAAGGAATTTAGCGGGTAAGGATTTGGACTGGTTTGCATTAGATGAACCGATAGATTTACCAGAAGGCGTTATGACGCAGCTAATAGGTAGATTAAGGGGGGAAAATATTCCATTTCACTTCGGTTTACTAGCAACAAATCCCGGTGCTGAGAACCACTGGATTTATAAATATTTTTACATGGATAAAAAACCCGGTTACTTCGCAGTCGACACTAGCACATACGATAATATCTTAATCCCAAATCAAGAGGAATACATTAAGAGCATGGAATCACGTTATGATACGGATTGGGTGCGAAGATATTTAAAAGGATTCTGGGGTGCATTTTCTGGTCAAATATATAAGACGTTCAATCAAGAAAAACACACGAGAAATTTTGACCAAACATTAAAAAATGTTCCTGGGATAGACCGATACTTTGCTGGAGTGGATTGGGGTATTCGTGACCCATGTTGTATTCTTGTCATTATGAAAACTAAGGCAAATAATTTATTCGTTATTGAAGAATATTACGAGAGTGAAAAATCATCATTTGAAACGGCACACCGTATTGCCGAATTGCATAAGAAATACAATTTTACTAAAGTTTACTGTGACCCAAGTGCAGCCGATTTAATTAAACAGGCATCAGATTTGGGTGTTCCAATAGGAAGATTTGAAAATGGCGAAGTAAAATCATATGCAAATAACGCAGTATCGCCAGGAATAGCAAAACTTCAATCAACATTTAAAAATGATAAAATAACAATTCATACTTCGTGCATAAACCTTGTGCGTAGTTTACTAGCGTATCGATATAAGAACGATGGGGAAACACCATTGAAAGAGGATGACCATGCAGCCGATGCCCTCAGATATGCACTAACTGATTATAGTCCAATTCCCGATGAAACAATGTTTGGATGTGGAAAATTTATAGGAAGATATGGCAGATTACAGAGGGCAACGTAAATGACTCTTGGCGACAGAATCTATAATTTTAATGCGAAGTATCTTAAAAAATCACCCCAAGCTATAGAAAAAGCTCAAGAGGTTAAAGCAATTGAGGATGATTTTGCTCTGCCACCGGAATATCAATCTTCACGTTCAAAATATTCAGGTGACTTGACACCGGAGAAAAGACGAGAGTTGGCATTGCAGTCGTCATTATTTATGAAAGGTATTGTAAAGAAAAATTCAGACACGTTCCGAGCATGGTTCAAACTTAAAAGAGATGACGGTGTAAAAATACCATCAGAAGATTTGATATTAGTCAGAGATTTTGAGAACAGAACACAAATAAAAAGAAAATTCAAAACGGCAGGAATGTGTGCCGACATCTGGGGAGATGGATATTTACTCATTAAATTTTTGGAAGAAGAATCACCAAATAAATTAATGCAAGAAGTGCCGGATGGTGCATTGCCTTTAGATTTGATTATTTTAAATCCAGAGAATATCACAGAAGTAAAATATAACGATACTAAAACACAGATTTATTATCATTACGTTAATACGAAGAAAAATGAGGATAAACTAATTCACCCCGATAGACTTATTCATATTAAAACATTGGATTTACCATTCGATTACTTTGGCGTGTCAAAGGTAGACATACTAAGAAATATTTTAATTTCAAGTGCAGACATCGATATAGCAACCGGTGAGATATTAAAGTGGTTCTCACACGGAACACAGGTATTGACAAAACAAGGTATGCAAAAGAACGAGAGAACAAAAGCACTAGAACTCCTAAAAGAACATCCAAATTTTTTCGCATTCTCTGAGAAATATAAACTAGAGGTAATAGCACCAACAGCAATTAATCCAACACCGTTTTATGAACACGTTTCAGAAGCAATAGCAGCCGCATTGATTATACCACGTCAGGTTTTACTTGGTGTTGAGATAGGTCGAGTCACCGGTGCGGAAATAGGATTTGCGGATTATTATAGAGATATTAAGGATAATCAAGAATTGATTTATACTCCCCATTTATCACGATTATATGATTTACTTGCAAAAGCAAACGGAAGGGATTTCAGTAAGTATGACATTATATGGGAAGTAACTTACATCGATGAGATGGCAGAAGCCGAACTCTTAGGAAAACGAACTGCTGCGGCAGTCAACGCAAGAAGTTCAAATCCACCACTCATAACATTAAAAGAGGCAAGAAGAATGTTGAACGAGGGACAGGTTGAATTAGACCCTGACGTAGAACCTGAATCTGAAAAAATTGATGAATTGCCTCCAAGAATACCTCAAGAGCCTGAAAGACCGAAATCACCCGATAGATTAATAAAACCGGTTATTCGTGCAATGAACGATGATGAAATGCAAATGATTAAAGCATTGAACGACTTACGAGATTTACAGGCAAAAAAAGAAAGAGAACTTGGAAAACAAATACTTTCGGAACAGGACAAGGAATAAAATGGTTAGAGTTACAATTGACGGTATAGATGAATTAATAACATTTCTCAAAGA